GCTACTGGTTCAGTCTCATCTACCTCGATAGGATTTTCCTCGTCAGGATTTATGACTATTTTCTTTCCTGTTGGCCGTTGCTCTATCGCTGTTCTTCGTGCGAATTCTGGCAGATTGGTATGGTCGATGTTGCCTTTACTGTCTTTTTTTATTGCAAGCAAGGCAGTCAGGGCTTCTTTTGAACTACCTTTCCAAGCAGGCGTGTGGTCTGAATAAGATGCAGCAGTAATATCCCCACCGAAATAAGAATTTGCATCACCTGCCGTGTAAATAGCGTAGTTTGTTGTGCCTACGGTTTGGTCAGCTATGTATAACCCATAAGCGTTAGTAATTGTATCGTCAGCGTTTTTCTGTATCTGGGCGGCATAGTAATCGTATGCTGCCGATACTGTTATTGCTCCCCCGTCTGTAATTTCTGTTGTTTTACAAATCCCATAATATCCCCCAAGTACAAGAACGGTACCCGTACAGTTGTCTCTGGCCACGGTCGCTTCGCCATAACAACCATAAATACTTGGCGTTCCTGCCCAATCCGTGTTTGGCTCAAAAATACTTTGAAAAGCAAGTCCTCTTTGGTTGCCAAAATTTACGGTTTGCGTACTGGTTTTTTTGATTAGAACATTGAGCCCATCAGCCATACCAGGCGAGTCGTCATAAATGTAGTCCAAATCCAGTTGTGCATCAAGATTGAGCAGGCCAGTTATATTAGCTCCTGCAAATGTAGGGCTATCGGTAGTCGCCAAGTTCTGGTCGCCATCGTAGGTCGAGATAGTACCGAGACCATCAATCACTGCACCATCGGCAGAGACGTCCCGACCGTCAACAGTCTTGCCAGAATTCATTATGATGTTATCATCAACATAGACGTCTCCAGCAGAAGAGAAATGCAAATCCCCTACTGAAGCATCACAATATATGTTGCCAGAAGCGTCGGGGTAAAGGTGAAACCACGGCGTTTCATAATCGTCTGAAATGTAGAAATCAGAGTCATCTGCCCCCTTAAGCCATAAAGCCCTGCTTAATTTGGCAGTCCCCGAAGTAAGTTCTGTACCAGTTAGCCAGTCGTGAAGCTGTGTAATGTCGCTCGTATCAAATCCATCAAGTTTGACTCCATCCTCATAGACATTTCTGTTGTCGACAGTACCGGTCGGAATTATATTTCCATACACATAAAGTTTGCCATTCGCTAATTTTAGAAGGTCGGTATCGTTTTCAGGGCCAATATAACCGCCAAGTCCATCAAGGAGCAGATTGCCAGCAGTAAGGTCGTGGCCTCCTAAATCTACATTGCTGGCAGCGCCAGAATAAGGAACAAATATAGTCTCCAGTATTTCCAGATTAGTCGGAGCTTGGATAAAAGATAAATAATCAGTCCCGCAGTGTATAGTAATTTCAGGTGCGTTTCCAGAGCCAGAAACATCGGCATATAATTTTAGCACTAACCTCGAACCAGCCCCCAAATCATAATCCTCATCAAGCAATAAAGCAGCAATATAATTGTCTAACGTATCAACTTCGCTGCTGTACATTGAAGTTCCTATTAGATTTTCAACATCGCCAGAAGTCCTTTCGTATAGCTTGAAATAAATCCTTAAATCTTCTGTGCCAGATGTTTTTTCAGCAAACAGTATCCCCTCGTGAAGCCCTTTTATCGCTTTGTCCAAATCTACGCCTGTTTCTGAAATCCAAGTCGCTATCAAGTCGTTATCTGACAAATCGGAAACAACTATCGTATTATCAGCAAAGCCAGGTGGGGAAAGCGTCCCAAGATAATATCCGGTATCTCCGTCTGTTGTATCGGTTGTATAAAACCTAATTCCAAAAGCCGATGCAACTTCATCTACGTATTCCTTATCTATCAATTCGTGGGCGTAAGAAAATGGCGGATGGTCAACAGCAAGTCTTGGTATCCCGTTCGATATTGTTTGAGGGGTTGTCTGGTCTAACTTCAACAAGGTAGGACTTGTTTCTACGACAGAGCCAAATGTTCCTGTACCAGTAGTGGTAAAATCATATGACCCAATATCTATATTTGAATTGGCATTGCTACCGTCTCTTTTGAGAGCATCTATCGTACCATCTGCTATCTTCGCTCCGTCGATGTAATCAGAGTCATTCGCATCCCACTGAACCGTGCCAACAGTAAAATGCTTACCAGTACCAATGCCCAAGTCTCCAATAGCTCCAAAAGCAAAAACAATGCATAGAGCCGAAACTAGCCAATACCAATTTTGAAGCCTGTATCTACCCATACTCCACCTGACTTAGCCTCTAAAATTAAGTTGTTCCCATCTATAATAAACCGACAGTTGCCATCGTCTCCAACACTGTTACCAGACTTTATTATTTCTAAATAATTAGTGCCTGAAACATCAGTCAGTAAAGTTCCGTCTCCATCTGGTAGCTTGTATTCTCTGTCATCCGACAGCTCACTCAGCTGAAAGGTAGCCTTATTGTTGCTGCCATTATCTTCTAGACCAAATCTGTTGTCTCTAAATCTTGTCTGTCCTAATCTTCGATATAAGCTCATAAGCTTTCGCCTTTCGACCGCTCGGAGCTACCGCTCCTCGCTCAGGGGGGTTTTCCCGAACACGGGGCGGATTTAAGTTCGGATAATTTCACATATCCATTATCTGGATATGTTGGAAAGGCCGGCGTGTTCGGTCGGACTGACACCCCCGAGTCAGCTACCCGTAGCATTGGCCGGCCTTTCTGGCTTCTGAGAGTCGAGAGCGAATGACTCACGCAAAATTGTCAAATCGGTTGAGTTCACAACTATTTCGGGATTTAAGAGGCCGTCCTCACCAAGCTTTTGTTCTTTGGAGTAGCCCGTCCGGTCGAGTATTTCTGTGGCGGATTTTAGAGAAATTTTTGAGTCGGGCGAGTTCATATGGTAGATGAGCTTGTCGGCGGCGGCCTTCGCACTTTTTCGGAGAGTTTCTTTGACGGCGTCGAGTTCGCTGGAGATATGCTCGTTCTGGACAGATTCGAGCGAGGCCCGCCTGATTGCAAATTGATGCTGGAAGGACGGCGAGTTAATTACGATTGAAACTTGGGCCTGAGACATTCCGAGTTCTTTAGATATTTGCTTCGGAGTTAGGCCGGTTAGGCAGAGGTCGAGAATTCGGTAATGCCGAGGAGTTAGTTTCTTTACTGTTTCGTTGTAAGACATTTGCGAGCCTTTTTTGGATATAAGGCCGGTTTGATGGTATTTACAGACGACTTTTTTCGTACAAAAAATGACATATTTCTCAAACTTGAAAAAATTAGTGAGAATGCGGACTAAACGTTTCGGCGGCTCGTGGGGGGTTTTTAGTTTTTGTATGTCCACTTTATATCAATATAGCTTTTGTCGACAATCTCGGCGGCTTGAGCTCGGGTTTTGTAAGTGCTTAACAAATCGCTTTGTTCGGCGAACACATATCCGAGCGGATTTGATTTGTTAGATATCTAACAAATCCGCCGATGTTGATTTTTATCAACACGGTTTCGAGCGTTGATATTTTACAACATCGTTTATTTTTTCAAACATTTCCGTAAGTCCTTGCTGGCAAACGGTTTATGTCAAATCCGCCGATTTCGTGTCGATTATTTGCAACACGTCGATACAATCGCCCCATTTTACCCAAATTATTTCGGCCATAAGTCCTTATTGCCAAAGGACTTGCGACAATTTTTATTTTATTTTCGGTTTTGGCACGGAAATTGCTTAATATATCGATGTTCTTTCGCAAGTAAATATCGACCGATAGCGTCAATCGGTTAAGTAAATCAATTATTAACTTAATTTTGGAGGTATTAAAAATGTCAACACGAATTAAGCCAGAGGACGTTATGAAGGACGGGTTTTTGTACTCAAAACGAGCGACGCATACCAAAAACGGCAAAAAGCGCTTATCGGACGCTATGGTACCAAAACCCACCGCCGAAACTTTGCAAGCGTACATCGACGCACATATAATCGCCGATATGGACTATGTTTGCAAACGGTTTGTTGAGGGCGAAGCAATTCGTCAACAAGCGCAAATCCGAGCCGCTGACAAGTCGGGTAAAATACCCAAGGCTGACTACAACCGCTTATTTAACAAACTCGCAACACCTGAGGCGTTCCAACAAGCTATCGACGAGGGCGCCGACCGAGAGCAGTTCATTAACGAGCTCATTCAGTCAGCATACAACGAAGAGCTTGAAACAGGCGAGCCGTTTGAAACTGCCTAGTTCAAATCGTACAGTGGGCAGGCCCAAAACCTGCCTGCTGTATATTTTTATTCACAACAAAAACTCAAAAACGGAAGAACTTAAAAATGAAAACTGAAATAACAGCAACATTCAAACGGGAGCGGGCCTGCAAGCACTCCGTCCGATTTACTCCAGCTGACGAAACAGCTGAAACTACCGCTACAGTGCTCTACTTCAAAAACGAAGTTCTGCAAAACTTAGGCAACCCCCCGAAACTAATCTTAACTCTAAAACCAAAAACTGACTAAACATTGAGATGGTCCGGAGCGCCCAAGTTGCGAGCGCTCCGGCCACAAATCTACAGAAAGGAAGCTAAAAAATGAAAACTGTAAAACGCCGCCAGATTAAACAAATACTTGATGACATTCCTATGGAAACTTGGGGAGCTATACCACTCCACGAATTCGACGTTGCACTAAACAGCTCATTCTCTATTTTGGCAAACTTCGTTATTGACAACTTGCCAAAAGACCCAGCACTTTTAATTTGCATGTGCAATTTGATTCTAGATGGCCTCGCCAGAGGCGAGAGGGAAATACAAGAACTGCAAGAACTTCACGAACAGGAAGAAACTGAAAATGAAAATAGTACTAAACCGAACTTGAGCGAACCAACCCAACATATCCAAATTGTGGATATGTGAACAACAAAAAGCGGCTAAAGCTGCAACAACAAAATCTACAACGAAAGGAACTGCAAAATGGACAAACTAAACTCTGAAGAACTTGCAAAACTTGCTACTACACCACACCGAAAGTACAAACTGATAAACCTCTCAAATCATCGGAACGCTGATTTTGAAGTCATTGCAGCAACTACACCCTACCAAGCAGCAATAAAATACCTCAATCTCTTAGGCTACACCCTATCTCTAGCTGAACCAACTCAGCGAGAAATTGCTGAAATCTTCAACAGCATCTCTGAAGAAAAACTGCTCGAAATAAGCAACTCCGAAGCACCCTACGATAATCTAATGAACACTATCAAAGATATATGGGAAGAACGAACTTATCAAAAACGACTCGAAAGGATTAAGAAATGAGCTACGATTGCACAGCAAAAGCATATTTAGCATTTGAAGAAATAACAAAAATACTACAAGACGCAAGCCCTTCCGCAAAATATGATGAGTTTCAATATGCAGAGAAACAGCACTTTTGTGAAATAGGCAGCAGCCGTCTAGATGGTGCCGTTGTAGGGGCTGTTTATGAGATTATCGATGACAGTCACTGTAAATTATCAGGCAGCTTCCACATAGACCCTGACGGACACATTGTCAGATTTCCTGGCAGTAATCGCTATCAACGCTCAGCGGCTGAGCAAAGAGCTCTCAAAAGATACGCTGAAGCATATCCAACAAAACTGTAAACTGAAAGGAGACTAAAAAATGAAAGTAGTAATCAATACCTGCTACGGCGGCTTCGAGCTATCCCAAAAAGCTCTGGAGCTCTACTCCAGACTTAAAGGCTCATCTGAACCTATCAATGACTACTACATCGAGCGAAACGACCCTATTTTAATTAAGGTTGTTGAAACTCTCGGAGATAAAGCCAACGGCTCAACCGCTGAGTTAGCTATAGTGGAGATACCCGATGACATCAACTGGGAAATCGAGCAGTACGACGGAGTTGAGTGGGTATCTGAAGCTCATCGAAGATGGGGCGGCGACGACTATATTGAAAGAGACTAAAAATGAAATTACTTACAAAACAAATAAGAAAAATCTTACCACCGCTTTATGCACAAGAGAACAGAGGCGGAGAAGCTATTGCATACATAAAATTCTTTATGCCAGATAACTACTGCTCGGCGTGGTATGCGACAGAATTTGACGGCCACGATATATTCTTTGGCCTGGTTGTTGGTTTTGGAAAAAAACTCAGCCACTTTAGCTTGAAGGGACTCGAACGTATTCGAGGGCCAGAAAGCTTTTCAGTTGAGCGTGATACGTCTTGGCAACCAAAACCACTCAAAGAAATCGCTCCTGATTTATTCATTAACGAGAACGAAAGGAACTAAAATGCTTAAACTACTTAAAATCACCAAGCTACTATTCGTAGCAATCTTAAACGGACTCCTCGCAGCTCTTCTCTGCTTATTTTGGCCAAACTATTCCAAACGAAAGCACTAAAAAATGCAAAAACAAAACAAACTAACTATCCATTCATACACTCCGGCATACGGAGGCGTTCTAACCGTCCGCTCTTCAACAGACAGACTCTACACCTACTCCGGCGTCTCCCCTTATCTTCACAACTTGATACGCTCTCACATCAAGCATAAGCGTTTCGGAACTGTCTGGAAGATACTTCAGCGGCTAAAATCGCTAAAGCGATAGAAAGGAAGCTAAAAAAAATGAAAGTAGTAATAAACGCTTGCTATGGCAGTTTTTTTCTCAGCCACAAAGCACGAGAACTCTACTCTAAACTCAATAACTTAAAAGAGTGCCTTGTCGATGAGTTTATGCTTGAACGGAATGACCCTACTCTAGTCAAAGTCGTCGAAACTCTTGGTTCTGAAGCTAACACTCCTATCTCTAGCCTAGTGGTAATCGAAATTCCTGACAACGTAGACTGGGAAATTCGCTCTTGTGATGGACGGGAGTGGATTGCTGTAATTAGTCAAAGTTGAGACAACTGGAAGTTACCGTTTTCTATGGTGAAACGGCTGTCGGCCAGGCAGCCGGATTTTCTGGGAGGTTGGTTTTCAAAAGAGGTTTTGGATATTTAATATATTTTTTATCTATTATTAAAACCTAGCCCCCTCCAAGAACCGCCCTTCCTGAATATTCGGCTGCCTGCCAAACAGCCCAAAAAATTGGACAATGCCGACCCGAAATTATTTTATTATTTTGTCTGTATTTTGTCGTTTTTTCGCCTTATACCAACAAAAACGAGGTGAACAAATGCACATAGAAATATCCAAGCTAAACCCTATCTACAAAGCTTTCGACGACGAGCGAAAACGCCAAGGTTTTACAACATTCAAATCGGCAGTGCTTTCGGCAATGATGCTGTTTCTCAAATCGGCTAAAACAACTGAAGTTACTGAAACAAAATACGAACCAAATGAACTAAAACACGAACCACCTACTCTGGAAGAGTTAGAAAAGATAAAAGATGAACCAGTAAAGAAGGGATTAGAATGGCTTTCCGAAAAAGAGTCATAGCAGCATTACTAAACAACAACTACTCTGTCTATGTTTCAATAACAGACAGCTCTCTCTGCATAGCATCCCCAAATGCACTCGGCTCGGCTATAATAATCCCCACTACAAAAGCATCCAAAGCCAGAACTATTTTAGACCTTCGGAGCAACAAAAACAGCTCTTCTCCAACTCTCCCTCACACCAACTACACTTACGTCATAGCAGTTTCGCCTGAAAGCATCTGGCTCATACCAACAGACGACATAGCTAACAACCGAACTCTAAACATGTCCGATAAAAAAGACTGTTATCTAATCTCCCCACAAAAGCCAATATCTCCTCCGACAGTCTCATCAATAAATCTCTCTGAAAGCATCTCTAAAATAAAAGCGGCAACAGCCGAAACTCTAAAATCCATCAGCTCTGAACAGCAACAGCAAAAAACTATACAAAACATCTTATCTAAAAACTCAAAGGATTGAAACTATGAAAAAACGAAAACGCAAACGCTACAGCTCTGAAAATCTCCCGCCGCTAAAATCTAAAGTAACAATCTCACCAATCACCTACCTAACTCCAACTATCTACAAACCAAACACAAAAAACTACTTCTACAACAAAAACATCTCCGCTACCGTCATAAGCTTACCAACTTTACCTCATCCACCGAGGCCAACTCGCTTGGAACTCAGACATCTCGTAACAGTAAAAACTGACACAGGCGAGATTCTAAAAGTCTCGCCAGATTTTCTTGTAGAAAGGAGGAACTCTAATGACCTAAAACTAAAAATCGCAGCACGAATAAAACAACTTTTATCAACAAGAAAAAGCGAAAGGAAATTATTATGAGAGAAGTACTTAAAAAAGTCAGACACAAAGGAAAAGTCGTGGCGGAGCTAACTCTGCCCGTCTACGAAAACGTCAAGGAACTTGTAGACGCTGAACCGCCCGAGCGAGTCGTGGCTATGTTCAACAACGGCAATCACATAAGAATAATGAGCAATGAGCGGATGAAGTATGCCGGAACTAAAGCAGGCAAGCGAAAACGCTACAACTTGGCCTTTAACTCTCTTACCGTCGACGAGCTAATGTCTGTAGCACAGGACGCCGACAAGCTCCAGGCTCTTATCGAGAGTCCGGAAGTCCAAGCGAGAGTCGATGCTCTTCTTCAGCAAGAGTCAGGTGAAACGGAAGCAAGCTAATTGGAGATAACTTGGAGGGCAGCTTTAAGCAACCACAAATGCCCTCCAAGTAACCTTAAAATGTATGCAACTTTAACAACTGAAGAGAAGCTATCACTAATCTCCAGTCTCCAACTTGCTCGAAAAACTCTTGCAAAAACAGCTAGAGCTACAAAAGTCAGGCGACTGACTAAACCAAGAAAGGCTTCTGAATTAGAAAAGCTTCTATCGAGAGTCAGCGAAAGGATTAAAGAGCTACAAAAATGAAGGAGCATTATCATGTTAGATGACGAAACCGTTCTAAAAAACTGTTACTATTGGGCGAAGCGACTAGTCTGTAAAGGAATAGACTTCGATGCACTGGTATCTGTCGGCTATATCGTCGGCAAGCCGCTCCGAGATAAAAAGCTTCTAAAAGACTGGCTGCACTACTCAATGCTCAAGTTCATCATCACTGAACTTAACAACCGAAGAATGTGCGTTAATTTAGGCGACAACTACGCAGAGAGCATCCGGACAGCATCTGACTCTTCCAACTACCTAGACCTCTACGAAAGCATCAAGCGAGCCAATCTGTCGAAGCGTGAGCTAGCTGTCCTCCGTGAAACGTTCTTCAAGTTCAAGAACCAGACTGAAATTGCAGCTCTACTAAACATAAAACAGCAAACGGTCTCGGTCTATCTTCGGAGAGCTTTAGAAAAAGTTAGGAACGCTTATCTGAAAGGAATTTCAAAATGATAAAAGTACCGGAAAGTTTTGACATCGACTACATAGACCCCTCAGCAATCTCAACATTCAACCGATGTCCAGCTAAATATCTATTCTCCCGCTTAATGGGTCTCCGAAAGCCAGACAAGAAGCCTATAATTCTCGACTACGGAACTGACATTCACAAAGCTCTTCCATACTGCTACGACCCTGCAACTGTAGATAAAGCGGTTGAGATATTTACCGAGTCTTGGAACAAAAGAGAGTACGAATACGACGAGAAGCGCAATGTCGAGCGGGCTGAAGTTTCGCTTTATAACTTCGCCAGCTCCCACCCATCTGACATGTGTCCGTACGAGATAATACAGCTTGACATCACTGCACCGACGCAAGATAAAATCTCCAAGAATGAAGTTCCTTTTCTTATCGACATCGGAGGCAAACTATCACTCGCTGGGCGGATTGATGCGGCGGTGAGATGGAAATCAGACGGGAGTTTGTTTGCTCTTGACTTCAAGACCGCATCGGAAATATCCCCCCGCTACTTCAACTGCTTTGAGAACAGCCCGCAAGCAATAGCATACACCCTTGCTCTTTCTCAAATAGCTGGAGAACGGGCTTCAGGCTTGATAATTGAAGCGATTAGAGTTAGCAAGAGGAACGCCGAGTCTCAAATGCATCTGATATTCGTCAAAGACCATCAGATTAGCTCGTTCATTCGGTTTGCTAATGCAACTGCATCTAAAATACTTGAGTGCAACGAGAAGAAAGAGTGGCCTCGGCACTGCTCCAACTGTACGCCCTACAGCTCGTTTGGAATTCCTGGCTACACCTGTGAATATCTAACAATCTGCGACTCGCCGAGTCCGAATGATATGTTCAGGTTCTATAAAAAAGGTAAGCCATTTCACCCGTTCATAATCAACAAAGGAACTGAAGATGACAATACCTAAAAACTGTATGTTCTGCTTCTTCTACCACTCAACTGAGCACCGGTGTCTAAAGCATAACATACCAGTCGGGAACATCAACAGCTGCAGCAACTGGCGACCAGGAATAAACTGGCTTCGCTCTTACGAGCTACCGGACTTTGAAGATTATAGCCAGTACAAAATAGAAAGGATTGAGCAAGATGGCCAAATATGTTATAGTTAGAAGATACGTGCCGAGCGCTGATACTTATGTCTTTTGGGCCTGCAGAGAACTCTTCTTCGGCTTAATTACTCATTGGTTATTCTGTAGAGCAACAAAGGAACAGTGCGAATTGAGTCTAAAGAAGTACATTGAAACGGACAAAAAAACGAAAGTAGTTAAAAGGATAGATACATTATGAAAGCGAAAGATTTGCTAAAACTTGCCAACTTTCCATCTATTCTCATATATGGAGTAGCTGGCACAGGTAAAACTGCTTTAGTCAGCCAGGCAAAAGACAGTTATATGCTTGACTTCGATGACGGAATGAGAACGGCGGCGCTTCTAAACGATGACTTTACGAGTCTCCGGCAAGCGTGCGAGTTTGACACTTATGTAGACCAAGACCCGTCTCATCCAACCGCTTATCTAAAAGCCGAGCGTAAAATCTTTGAGCTGTCTAAGCAATCTGCAGCAAAGCAACTAAAATACAGGTGCATCATCATTGACAGCTTAAGTGGATTGGTCAAGTCTATGCGGCTTCAAGTGATGACTCAAGCCGGCGACTCGTTTAAGCAACCACAAATCCAGCATTGGGGCATTATGGTGAATGAGACGGAGAAACTTCTAACAATACTCCGCTCACTGAACTGCCTCTTGATTGTAACAGCTCACGAGACAACTCTTGAAGTCGATAGAGAGAACTTAATCCGTCCTCTCTCAGTAACTCAGAAGCACAGCATAAACAACCTGATGTGGCTGTTTGACGAAGTTTGGCATACTTCAATCCGCCCCGCTGGGCAGAACAAGCATAAATACATCGTTAGCTCAAACGCTACCGGTTGCATTGCAGCCAGAACTCGAGCGGGCAATACTTGGAGTTTGGATGTTACAAACGTCGGACTAAAAGCGGTTTTAGAAAAAATTAAGTATGAAATGTAAAACAGAAAAAGGAGAAAAATTATGAGTATTGTGAACATTGACGTAAATGACCCAGACCTGCTGAAAGTTCGTAAGTTTGAGCCGGTTCCGGCAGGCAAGTATGTGTGTGAAGTAGAGAACGACCTGACTATTGAGCCTTCAAAGTCATCCAGCAGTGAAGTGGTTGCCATTGTCCTGCGGATTCTAGACGACGGCGAGTATAAGGGCCGGAAGATTTTCGACAACTTAGTTATAGGAAGTACTCCGGAAGCAAAAAAGAAGAGTGACTGGAAAATCGCTCAATTTGCACTAGCTTGCGGAGTGTGCACCAAAGAAACCTTGGACAAAATAGACCTGTCTCTGTTCAAAGGCACAACTTGCGAAGTCGATGTTGGAGTTAAGTCGTCGACCTATCAAGGCATAACTACAATGAAAAACTTTGTAAAGCAGTATCTATTCGAGGCTGCTTAAAACCGCCCACATATCCAAACGGGGGATATGTGAAAGGCACGGAGCTGGAGTGGCTATAAGCAGGCTACGAGCTAACGGGGCCTCGACCTGCACTCGGCACAAACTCCAGCCCGTGCCGAGGAGTAGGCCCCGTTCGTAAGCGTATTCTCTCCTCCTCCTCAGGCAGGCCAGTAAGTAAAACGGGCGCTGACGGCTGGCCTGCCATTTTTATAAAAGGCAGTAAATGATATGAGCGAACGAAAATATGAATACTCTTTTTGTCTTTGGCTAGATGAAAAATGGAATTTTCCCAAAGAAGTGTTTGAGGTTTTTGAATGTCTTAAGAGTCGAATAGCTTTTGTTTGGACACCTGAACATTTTGAGAGAGTGCGAAGTGAATTATCGCACTATGGATTAGTAATGCACGAAATATCGAGGCATATTTTTACAAAAGAGGAAATTGTTTTGTAATGTTCAATTTTTTCCAAGAAGAATACGAAAATAAAATGAGGAGGTTAGGTTTATGAATGCTAAATACAAATTACTGCCTTGCCCTTTTTGCGGTAGTAAAGAAATAGATATTGCATCTCTAAAAAACAGAGAAAATTGTACAGCATTTGCAATATGCAAACACTGTGCAGCGCAAGGACCAATAGTATTTGCAAGCAGAAGAACGCCTGGTAAAGCCATAGACACCTGGAATGAGAGATATATTAAGTCTCCAGGTTTTTGTGCGGAAAACAAATAAAAGAAGAGGAAATTGTTTTGTAAGGGAAGCTAAAAATGAAAAAGAGCAGATGGATTTGGATGCCGCATCCAGCTCACTACATTCTTGCTAACAAATGCCAGTTTACTTTAGCTACTTATGTAGGCAAGTACATAGTATCTACTGTTGGTGAACTGTGGCCAGACCGAGATTCTCGCAGGATAAATGCGAAGATTTCTGACCCTGAATGGTGGGCAAAGAATAAGAGCTTGCTTGGAGACAATTTCGATAGAGCATATTTTGAGCGTTTTGGGTTTGAAACTATTGGATACAATATAAAATATGAAACGATGGTCTTTAGAGCGAGAAGAATGCCTAAAGACCGATGCTCTGCTTGTCCCTATGAGCCTATAATTCACAAACAGCTTGATTTTTTAGGTTATAATGACCCTCTATCTGCATACAAAGGGCATTTGGAATTATGTAATAAATGGAGTAAGCAATAAATGTTAAAAGGAAGCTGAAAATGATAACAATAAGTGACATAAAAGTCAAAAACCTGGATGAGCTTTTAAGAACGTGGAAAAAAGGAAAAAATAACGAATATGTCTGGACTGCACAGGACGGGCATGTAGTTATTTCTATTGGCAGATATGTTAAGATTGGTGATAACGTTAGATTTGGCAACAATGTAACTATCGGCGACAATGTTGCTATTGGTAATGGTGTTAGTATCGGCAGCAATGCTATCATCTGTTGCAATGCTGATGTCGATGACAATGTCAATATCGACAACCATACAACAATCGGAGACTTTGTTATAATAGATAGCGAAACTTTTATAGGTCGTGATGTTAAAATCAAATATGGCGTTGAGATAGGTATGAATGTTTATATTGACGATAGTAGCTACATAAGGGAAGGTGTTAGTATAAGAAACGCCACAAGCATTGGTAGCAATGTTGATATAGGCAAATTAACAACTATCGGTTCTAATGTAAAACTCGGCAACCGCACTAAGATTAGTTCTTGTGTTGTCATTGAGCACGATGTTGCTCTGGGAAAGTGTGTTACTGTTGACGATTATGTTGCTATTGGGCAGGGAACTGTTATCGGAGATAGAGCCAATATAGGTAGTGTTATGCGTATAAGTAAAAACGCTCGTATTGGTAACGATACTACTATCCGCCGTGCCTTATATGTTTGATTAGGGAAAATAAAATGAACAAGAGATACCGAGAAATGGCCGAGCGTCTGACGCTGGATGATGCGTGGGAACTTACTTTGGCACAAGGGAGATATGTAATACAGCACTTAAAAAGCGTTATGGCGCTTCGGCGTGAGTGGCTTGAAGAACATGGAATAGATACAGGAAGAGAGTCTCCCAGACATTACTGCTTCTTTTGCGAGTATGATAAAAGAAATGGAGATGAATGGAAAGAAACCAGAAATGGATTTGCGTGGCAAGGCGAATGCTCAAGTTGTCCAGGCAAATTAGTGTCTCGAAGATTTGATTGCCACAACAAAACATATAACTTCGAGAATAAACCATTCGAGTTCTATCAAAAGTTGCTGGAGTTAAATAAAAAGCGACTGGAAAAGGAAGCTGTTCAGGTTCTGCAAGATACAAAAGGAAAGGATATAAAATGAAACGCTATTTTACAGACGGCAGACCGCTTCAAGACCCAGAAGGTTACTGGTGCAAGTGGGAAGATGTTAAACAAAAAATTGAACAAATAAAAGAAGGCGTTGAGCTTTATTTGGCTCACAAAACTAATCCTAAATTAGCAGTTATTCGTAGAATGGAGAAATATCTTGGCCATCCAATAATCAATGAAGGTTACTATAAGTATGTGATTGAAGAAGAACTTGAGGATGCCATAAGAAAACATTTGGAGATATAAGAAAGAAGAAAGGCGGTAAGAAATGAAACGCTATGAGTTTGATGGTTGTCAGTATTGCAAATACGATGATGTTGAACGCCTGATAGAGTGTTATAAAAGCTACATCGCCCTTGCTTATATGGGTAATCTTGTTGAGCATTCTGTTCTTCAGAGGGCGGAAAAACTCCTTGGGCATCCAATAATCAATAAGGGCTATTATGTAGAAGATATTCAAAGGGAGATTATGGACGTCTTGGAAAAATTGGAAAGTGAATGAATTAAGGAGACAAGAAAATGGCTAAATACATAGTCTCAAACGAAGTAAAAGAACCAGTAATACCAGTGTGGTTAGAAGGGAATGACTTTGGTTATATTTCATTTCGGGTAGGAAATGAGACTATATTCAAACTCCATCCCGACGGCACTGGAGAGCTAACCGAAGGCATACCAAAAGACAACCGAATGGGTCTGCAAGTAGATATAGTAGGCCGGATTAAGATAGGAGACTAGTTATGGAGCAAAAAATGAGACAGATAAAATTTAGAGTTTGGGTTGAATATGAATTTGAAGGCAAAAAACACAAATCAATGCACGGAATAGGGGGTAATTTTTTGCTTTCGCAAGCAGGAAAGGTTATGAGCTGCGACTCAATGAACAACCTTTATCCCAACATAGACAGAAAATACAAGAAAATAGTCATAATGTTCTACACTGGCTTAAACGATGAGGATGGCCAGGAAGTATTTAGTGGTGATATAGCAGTAAATGCAGTAGATTGTAAATACATAGTAGCAGAAGACCCCCTTACCTGTGGTTACTATCTGCGTAGTGATGATTTGATTGAAGAACTTCCAGCCGTAGAAAAAATGAAAGTCATCGGGAACATTTACAAAAATCCTGAATTGTTGAGAGGCGAATAAGCTAAACAGAAAAGAAAGGAGAACAAGAATGACTAATTATACAGTAGCATACTCAAAGAGCGGTATTCCTGTGAGGTTGGCAGAAGGTATTGTTAGCGGTAGTGTTGGGCTGTATGTAGGGGAATATGAGGTACTTGTTCTTCGGGAGGATGGGAGAATAAGGTTGCATAGAGCCATACCAAAGAAGAATGATGCTGGCCTGAAGGTAGATGAGGAGGGAAGGATTGAATTGGTAGATTACGAGATAGAAAGGAGATAAGGAATGACTGAAAAGATAGCACAACCAAAGGCACGTGTAAGGGTAAAGCAGGTGGGTAAGGATGGACCTATTATGTTGTACGTAGAGGACTACATAGTAGTTAGGCTATCCCAGAATGGCAGGATAACAGTGAATGGGGATATACCTCACTACGGGGAGGGGAGAGGAATTGAGTTGGGAGAGTGTATAAAGGAAGATTGGTATAGGTAATAAGACAATGAAAGAAAGGAGACAAGGAATGGCAAGATATAAGACTTCACAACCAGGGGAGGATATACCTGTAAAGATAGGACAGGATGTTGCTGATGGTAGTATTAACCTATATGTAGGGAGGTATCTGGTATTTAAGCTTCTACAGGATGGGAGAGGAACAATGAGTAAGCACCTGCCACAGAACAATGGTGTAGGGTTGCAGGTAGATAAGGATGGGAGAGTTAGGTTGGTGGATTAGTAGGCAGTGTGTCAGGTTTAATTAGAAAAAAGATTTGTGAAAGAATAGAAATGAAACGATATGATGTTTTTGATGATTATGAGTTGGAAAGTTCTGATGGCTACTGGTGCAAGTGGGAGGATGTTAAGCAGCTTTTATCCGAGAATGAGAAGCTTAAAGAGACAACAACTCTCCAACAAGAAATAGGAAGATGGGGGGAGGATGTATTTGGAAAATCTCAATCTGTAAGAGGGCTCGCAAATCATATAGTAAAAGAAGCATATGAACTTAGAGATTCAAATGACCCTGAGGAAGCAGCAGATTGTTTGATATTGTTATTTCAACACGCCCACGAATGCGGATACGACTTGTTTGAAGAAGTTAAGAAGAAGCACAAAATAAATCTGAAACGCAAATGGGGCAAACCTGACAAATACGGAATAATAGAGCATATAAACAAAGAAGAGTGAATTAAGGAAAGATAACTTATGAACTTAAGTAAGAACGCCGAGCTTCTACTAAATGAAAGATATTGTAGAAAAAATGAAAGTATTAAAGATTTGTTTGAGAGAGTAGCCGGTGCTTTAAGCGACGGAGATTATGATTTTGGAACCAAGCTTGAAAAAGCAATGACTGAGAGCTTCTTCCTTCCAGCCTCTCCAACTCTACGGAATGCCGGCATAAGAAATGCCCTTTTGCATCCTTGCCACGTCCTCTCAATATCTGACAGCATAAAGGGCATTATGAAATGTATATCGAACACCGCAACGGTTTTTCACTACGGAGGCGGAGTCGGCTTTAACGCATCATCCCTTCGACCAAGAGGCGACAGGCTGTCGCTGGGCGGAACTTCGAGTGGAGTGGTATCGTTTCTAAAGCTATTCGATGACCTGACATCTATCGTCAAGCAGGGCGGTTTTAGAAGGGGCGCTCTTATGGGAGTTCTAAATCACAACCATCCAGAGATAGCCAGCTTTATTACATCCAAGTTGACTGGCACTCTCTCTAATTTTAACATCTCTGTATTAGTCAACGATGATTTTATGATGAAAGCAACTATGAATGACAAAGCGAATGTAAGGTTGACTTTTCGAGGCAGAAAGTACGAGTCAATCAGAGCAAATGACTTATTCGATTTGATAGTCTTCTCTGCTTATATCTGCGGCGACCCAGGGCTACTATTCTATAATAGAATAAACAAAGACAACAAGCTGTATCCTAAAATAAAAATTGAAGCATCTAATCCTTGTGGAGAAGTTCCGCTTCCGCAAATGACTTCTTGTAACTTGGGCTCGATAAATCTAACGAAGTTTGTAAAAAAGAGCGGGAAGTTTGACTTCAATAGCTACAGCGATTATGTTGCGATTGGTATGAGGGCACTGAAGAATATAAACAAGATAGCTTGGTATCCTTTTCCTGAGATGGCTGAGAATATGAGGGCGCTTGATATTTGTGGGCTTGGACATTTCGGGCTTGCAGATGCGTTTATAATGATGGGAATATACTACGATAGCAAAGATGCTCTTAAGTTTTTAGATGAGCTAAAGACGTACTATGTCAGCATAACAGATGAAATTGGGGGAGACAGTTTCTATAAACGCTCTCAAGCTCCAACTGGCAGCTTAAGCATTATAGCCGATTGCTCGCCAGGAATTGAGCCGGTTTTTGGAAGAAGTTTCGAGAGACACTTAACGGTCGGAGTGCTGTCGGAAGTTAGAGAGCTTTACAAATCAAAGTACTGTAAAACGGCCCACGAGATTGACCCAGTTCATCATTTAGCTATTCAAGCTAAAGTGCAAAGTTTCACTGATGCTGGTGTGTCCAAAACCGTAAACCTGCCTCACGATGCTACTTTAGATGATATAAGGCGGATTTACATAAGAGCCTGGAAGATTGGATGTAAAGGAGTAACTGTTTTTAGAGACCAGTCGAAAGAAGGAGTACTTAGAAAAGTAAAGTGCTCCGATGATTTTTGTTATTTGTAAATGAAAGGGCAGTAAGATGATGGTATGTAGAGAGCACGATAATTGCATTGTAGTATTTGAAGGTTTTCGTTGTCCAATCTGCAGATTGATAGAAGACAAGGACGATGAAATCAAAGAGTGCGAAAGAGCGCTAGATGAGTATGAGGAGGAAGAACGTGCTTCTAACCAAAGATAGATATTTTATGAACATAGCAAAAACTTGCTCGACTAAATCTCCTGACTTATCAACTAAGCACGGCTGTATAGCGGTAAGCAGAGCTGGAAGCATACTATCCACAGGCTACAACGGATTTCCTAGAGGTGTAGATGACACAAAAATGCCAACTACGAGACCCAGAAAATACATCTACACCGAGCACGCTGAACGAAATTGCATCTACAATGCAGCAAGAATCGGAACGCCTTTAGATGGCTGCATATTCTATGTAACTGGAATATCGTGTGTGGATTGTATGAGAGCTATGTACCAAGTTGGAGCATCTGAAGTTGTAATGCTGGAAAAAGAGTGCTCATCCACAACTCCAGATTGGTATGAGTTTATAAAGTTTATCAATAACTATATGAGGATTAGGTATCTAAAATGAAAGTAAAAATATCAGACATCAGGCTTGAGAAGAAAGATGCGAACAGTAGACGGGTACGTGCTGATTTTGGAGACATATTCAAGCTAGCTGAAAGCATAAAGCAGCATGGGTTGCTACATCCGGTAGTTATAAACGAAGACCCTACAAAAGAAAAGAAGTATGTTCTTGTAGCAGGCGAGAGAAGAATTAGAGCTTGTCTGTTTAATGGATGGTCGGAGATACCAGCTACTCTATTTTCTGATATGGACTCGCTTGACAGAAAAATCTGCGAGCTTGAGGAAAATACTATCAGGCTGGATTTGGACTGGCATGAGCAGATAGAAGCCCTTCGGCAACTAGATGAGCTGAAAAGGAAAAAATATGGAAGCGGAACACGCAGCAGGCAGAGTACTGGCTGGACTCTCCAAGACACTGCTGACACTGTAGGAATATCTAAAAGCTTGGCCGGTCGAGATATTAAGCTTGCAAGGGATTTGCTGGAGAGGCCGGATTTGAGAAAGAAGACGAGAAAGCTTCCGAAGCACGCTGCTGCCAAAATTGTAGAGCAGACGTTAAAAGAAGAAGAGCTTAAGAGGCAGATAGAGATGAACAAGCTAACTGTATCCTCCACGCTGCTGCACGGAAGTTGTGTAGACTTAATAGACGATTTGGAAGATGAGAGCATTGATTTGTGGCTAACTGACCCGCCCTTTGGAAGTGCAAACGTTGTAAAGCTCAGCGGAGCTAATTCACCGTCTGGTGGTATGCCAACATATAATCTTACTTCTACCAACGTTGGAAGTGATGAGTATATGCAGCCAATATACGAAGCTCTTATTCCGAAAGTTTATAGAAAACTGAAGCCTGGAGCGCACATATATGTATTCTTCGGACATTCTTGGTACTGCAGACTGTATAAGATGCTGACTGAGGCGGGGTTTGAAGTTGACGAGCAACCACTTATTTGGTATAAAGAGAGACCGTCCGTGATGGCCAAAGACATGCATTATATGTCATCTTACGAAGCAGTGTTCTTCGGACACAAGCCTCCAGTTGGTAGAATACTCTCTAAACCTCTTCCAAATGTATTATCTGTTTCAGCAATTCATCCTAAGAAGAAGACCCATCCGCTTCAAAGACCGCACGAGCTGCTGAAGATATTCATTGAAAACAGCTCGAGTGTTGGAGAAACTGTGTTAGATACATTTGCAGGAAGCGCCTCGACGCTTGTATCTGCAAGAAAGCTGCAGCGAAACGCTATCGGTTTTGAAGTTGACGAAGGAAATTATTTGAGGGCACAGGAGTTTATGGCTAAGGAAATGAAAGGAGTGTAGTTATGCTTGTACTGCTCAGAAAAAATCAGGAGTCAGTAATGATAGGAGATGACATTAAAGTAACCGTTGTGAGCGTACTGCAGAATAAAGTCAAGCTTGGATTTCAGGCTCCAAAAGATGTTGTTATTGATAGAGAAGAAGTATATTTAGAAAAATGTAAGGAGCGAGAAAATGACACTTGAAAATGTTTATAGCAAGAAAAGGACGGAGTCGCTTTTGGATGTAATGCCAGATGTTATGAGTGTATGGAAAGTAGTACTGATGGATTTGGATAGAGGACTTTACAGAGCACCTTACCGACTTACACCTTACAAAGCTGGAGAGCAAGAAGCTAATGGTGTTGCTACTTCCTCTTGTAGCTGGGTTGGTGTATATTACAACTTGTTCTTTCACTTCTGGGTAAATAAGTTGTTTGTTTTAGAAAGACTGAATGATTGGCTAGAGTCATATGCAACTGGTTCTCTCTGTACTAAGCCATATGTAGCAATCGAATTAACAACCATACCTCGTGTAGTCGAATGCTTTATAAGAAAAGACTGGATTGCTACTATAGGCAGGCAGTACGGTGGACTAGCTGTAGTCAGTAGAAAAGCGGTATTCCCTAAATATCCTGAAAATAGACCTGCTGGCGTGATGTCTGCGTCTTTAGCAGCTCAATTAGAAGTGCAGCACAAGTGGGAATCTCCTGCGGCGTTAGAAGAAATTCGCTTTATATCGGCGAGATACATTGAACCTCTCGAAGAAACCGTCAAGGAACTAGCTTATACCAATGCTGTCTAGGAAGGAGCAATAATATGCTTGTTGAAGATATAGGTCCTGCTGATGCTAAAATAATGATAGTCGGCGAAGCTCCAGGAAAAACAGAAGAGGAAACGGGTATGCCATTTACAGGCTCAAGCGGAAAGCTCCTACGCCAGATGCTGCAGCACTCAGGAATAGACTATAGCAGTTGCTACGTAACCAACGTTTCTCCGATGCGGCCTCCAGGAAACAAGTTTGAGTACTTCTATAACAAAAAGTCTCGAAATGAGCCTTCAGATAGACTCTTGTATTGGCATAGCGTGCTTAGAGACAAAATAGAAAAGATAAGACCGAATGTTGTAATAGCACTTGGAGCAGAAGCGCTCAGAGCTATTACCAACAGAAGAGGCATAAAGAACTGGAGAGGCACAGTACTAACATATAAAGATGTTAAGGTCATAGCTACATACCACCCAGCTGCTGTCATTAGACAGTACGATTTCCATCCGATAGTCGAAATGGATTTGGCTAAGGCTTTAAGAGAAAGCAAGTTTCGGGAACTCAAATACGATGAATGTAGCATAATAACTAAACCGACCTTGAGGCAAACTTTAGATTGGCTAAACGAATGCAGTAGGTATCCTCGAGTCGGCTGGGATATAGAAACTGTAGGGAGGCACGTTAGGTGCATCGGCATAGCTCGGGGCTCGGCGCTTAAGCCAGAAGCTTTGGTAGTTCCATTCATAAAGTTTCCGTCTACTGATATGGTTATGCCAGGACAAAAGAACATAATTAGTGTAGGCAATGTATCGTATGAGGCGTCTTCTTATTGGAACTCTCACGACGAGCTACTGGTATTGGATGCTATTGCTAAAGTGATGGAAGGAAGGACAATCCAGAAGGTTGGGCATAACAGCATAGCTTTTGACGCATCTGTTATGAAGAGTGAGTTTAAGATGGAAGTCAACAACCATATTATGGATACAATGCACGCATTCCATCTGCTTTACTCAGAGCTTCATATGGGACTGAAGTTTTTAGTTACAATACTCACTAATTATCCAAACTATTGGGCAGATAGACAGAGCGACAACGATGAGAGTGAATGGCACTACAACGGAATGGATGCTATCGCTACGCTGGTTATATCATACAAGCTGGAAACTGAGCTGCATAATGCTGGCATGATGAACTTATACAAGCACATAAATGATTTAGCGATTGCTCTAACAAGAATTCAAGAGAGAGGAATTTGTATAGATGATGATGCTAGAAAGGCTATGTTGGAGGAGCAAAATGTCAAGCTAGACAAAATCCTGAAGGACATATCCAATGTTGCTGGAGGCAGCTTCAATCCGAATAGCCCGAAGCAAGTCAAAGAGTTGTTGTATGATAAGCTAAAGTTTCCAATAGTTTATAAAGATGGAAAGGAGACAACTGGCGAAGCTGCGCTTAAGAAGTTAGCTAAAAGATATCCGAAAGAGAGAGTTCTTAATGATATAGTAGCGTATAGGAAGACTAGCAAGCTAATAAATACATTTTTAGATATGAATCTTGATGCTGATGGAAAAATGAGAACAAGTTACAACGCATCTGGCACAAAAAGCGGAAGGATTAGCTCATCAAAAACGATATGGAAGACCGGAATGAACTTGCAGAATATACCTGTTGGAAAGGCAAAAGGTGTAGAGAGCATTCGGCACCTGTTCATTCCATCTAAAGGAAAAATCTTTGTTAAAGCCGATTTAGTTCAGGCTGAAGCTCTTGTTGTGGCAGAGATACTATCAAGACACGGAGACCCTACATTGGCGGAGCTGCATAAAAACAAAGACTTCGATGTTCACAGATGGATGGCATCTCACATCTTTAACAAGCCTGAGTCTGAAGTAACAAAGCACGAAAGGAACATAGGCAAACTCGCTAATCACTCTGGAAACTATGGAGCCGGCCCTAAGGTGCTTACAGACAAAGCAGCTAAAGAGGATATAGAGGGAATAGATTATCGAATGGCTAAAAGAATTTTAGAAGTAAGGCACCGAGCTATTCCAGGGCTAAAAAAGTGGTGGAGATATGTAGAGAGGAAGGTGCGAGAAACTAGAACTCTAACGACTTGTTTTGGTAGAAGAAGGATATTTTTTGGTAGAATGGACGAGTCTACATTTAGAGATGCATACTCATTCGAGCCTCAGTCTGTTGTCGGCGAAGTTACTAATAGGATTTTAACTAAGATAGAACTCAATCCAAACAGCAAGCTGACGTTGTTGCTGCAGGTTCACGATGAGATAGATGGAGAATGCTACGAAAGGGATTTAGATGAAGTAGTTAAAGAGATAAAAGCGGCTGCTACGGTTCCAATTTACATAAACGAAAGTCCTTTAATAATTCCAGTTGATATTGAAGTAGGAAAAAATTGGGGAGACTTAGTGTCTTATAAGGAGTATAGAAATGGAAAAAGATAAAGTGAAGGTGTCGTTTTGGTCAGTTGACTTCAATGTAGCGTTGAATACGATTGCAACTAGAGAGGATGCTTACAGAGCGATAGAAGATTATGAAGATGTAGCACTTGAATACATTCATATAAAAGGAAGAATAAACGATTATGACAACAACGAGATGGCATTTACGCTAAGAAAATCTTCCATTGGAGCAGTAGAGGTTATAGAATTGAACTCAGCATTTTGATATTTACATATCCACAATCGGGATATGTTGGAGAAGTTGCATATGAGTAGAAAGTTGCCTGATGGTATTCTAAAAGCGTTTGCTGATTATACAAAAGATACAGAAATCCCGTCTCTATTTAGTCTATGGGTCGGGATTTCTACTATATCATCCGTTCTCAGCAGAGATTGTTTTCTAGATTTAGGGCACTTCGTAATATATCCTAATATGTACATAGTGTTAGTGGCGGGAAGTGCAAAGTGCCGAAAATCTACATCAATAGGAGTAGGCAGAAAGTTTATAAGTAAAGTTACTCCAAGAATAAAAATACTCTCTCAGAAGATGACTCCAGAAGCTTTGATAGGAGCGTTGAGCGGAATGACTTCAGAAGGGGATAGCAAAATAGTAAATGAAGCAGAGGGGATTTTGATAGTAGACGAGCTGTCAACTTTGATAGATAGAAACGCTTTCAAATGCGGAATGATTTCTGTGCTAACAAAACTCTACGATAGCGAGGATTTTCCGTATGAAACTAGAGGAAGGGGAGTTGAATACATAAGAAACCCATGTTTATCTATTCTCGGCGGGAGCACTATTCAGTGGATAAAGGAGTCAGTGCCGTCAGAAGCAATAGGAGGGGGATTTACTTCTAGAGTAGTGTTCGTGTTTAAGGACTCAATCGAAAAGCTAGTTCCGTTTCCTCACATGTCAAACGAGACTAAAGAGCTCGGCAAGCTGATAGAGCACGACTTAAATGAAGTAGCCAAAATGAGAGGTGCATTTGCTTTAGAGCCGAAAGCTAGAGAGGTGTACGAGAAAGAATATGTAAGGTTTATGAGAAACAGCAGCTTGTTTGAAGACCCGAATTTGACTGGATATGCTGGCAGAAGGCACATAACGCTTCTCAAGGTTGCTATAATAATATCAGCATCTGTTAGAGATGATAGAAACATAGACGAGATAGATATGAAGATAGCAATAGACGTTATGAAGATGGTTGAAGAAGACATGCCTAAAGTTCTGAAGGCAATTCGGTCGGAGTTTGTTGGAGATGTCAGTGAAGAAGTGCTCAAGCTGATAATGAAGCACGGAGTAATAGATAGAAGCTCTTTGGTTAAAAAGATGGCATACCGACTGAGCTCACAGCAGCTAAATATCATTCTTGATACATTGTTAGAGTATGAAGATGAGAACGGAAACAGAATAGTTGCTGTAAAGAAAGAGGGAAATAGAACTAGATACGTTTATACTAAATAAAAGGGCCTAGAGAAATTAGATGCACAAAGCCAAAAAATGCACCTACAAAGCTAGGCCCTTTTTGAAGGAGGAAAACTATTTAAGTCCGGCTATTATAGCCTTTCCTATCTTGTATGCTTCTTTATCTTTTAAGTTCTCGCTCACCTTCGATTTAACAACATCACCTATGGTCTCGCCCGAACCAACTGGTATGTCAGACAGTGCTTCAATAGCATCAACTATTGCCTTAGTAGTAGTGGTGATGTTATTAAGTTCGCTGTCTTTGCCTCCTATAACAATTTTCTTTTTGTGATTGTTATAGACTCCAATAACTGTAGCTACAATAGTAGTAATCAGCCCAATCAGCATACCAATAGGCGTGCCAGTGGCTGTAGCTCCAGCACCCACAGCTGGAGCAATTCCGCCGACTGTATTAACAGCTGTGTTCAAAGAGCTGTTTGGGTCGGCCACGCTTCTTGTTAAACTATCGCACCCAGCAATGAGCAGAACAAAAAGCGCTGCGAATACAATTTTCTTCATAGTTTCTCCTTTCTTAAAATGTTATTTTTTATTCTTCTTTTTTTCTTTTATATCTGGAAGGAAACGGACTAAGTCATCGGCTCCGTTATAGATTTCAACAGCAACAGCTTTGATAGCATCTGCTGTACTTATCTTTCCTTCAGAGTATTTGTATGCTATCATACTTATTCTATTCATAGTATCTGCCACGATAGACGCTCCAGGCTGCATAATCGAATACCCAGCTCTAAACAGAGAATATAGCGCACCCAGTTTAAGTGCCAGAAATAGCTTATTCACTGTCCATCTTCCTACTATTCCTTTAGCTAAACCAAATGCTGCTCTCTTTGCTTTTGGGATATCTCCGCTTTTAATACCTTCAAACAGCGGCTTTATACCTTTCTGCATATACAAGTCATAAGCTCCTCGAGGGTATGGATATATGCCAGCTATAACTCTCTGCAACGTTGTTCTCTCTATTCCGGCTCTCCCAGGTATTCTATAGTCTCTAAACGTATCAAGAGTGTTTGTTTCAGCTACGTAATTGGCTAGCTCCCTAACTCTACCAGCTTTCAGCAAATCAATAGCAGTGTCGGTTTGAGACTTCTTCATCATCAAATCTATGTGAGTTAATTCAAGAAACTTTTTGAAGCTGATTTTTTTGTTGAGATATTTTATAGCTGCATCTTTTGTCAATGTGTAAACAGTAGGCCAAAAAGTAAATCTTCCTATAAGGTCAGCTAGCAAATATCCGAAGCCACTTTTCTGTAAGAAAGCCCACGTATACTGAGCACCTCTTCGTATAAGTCCCCTTGCTCGAGCCTGCTTCTCCAACTTTCTAAACATCCCTCCAGTATAGATGGCCGTTCTTTGATTGATGTGTCCTCTGAATATCGTTCTATGGTCTTCTAATAACTCTGGGTCGGTTCTTCCCATTATTAGATTAGCAAGTAACTTAGCTTGTGCTGCGTAGTAGGCTTTCAAGTTGACTGAATGGCCCTTTTCAGCAAATGATTGTGCAAGGTTTCGGAGCCACGCCTTGAGAGCTAGAGGGTTAGTTATTGGAGAGTAGTAAAATGTCCAGAAGATATTTGATGTCAATGCAAGCTCCCTCGTAAGACTCATTATTATCTCAGGTCGTCTCAGTATTTTGTAAAACATCTGTTTTAGATACTCTTTATCTTTTGTGCCGAGCTTAATTCTGTTGAACCTTCTAAACAATTCTATAGTATCATCTCTGATAGCATTTCTTATCATTACCTCAGTAAGAGCATTTCTAACATTAGTGAATACAGAGCCCCTTCTCGGAGTACCCTTGCCTTTTCTTTTAAGAGTTCCAGCACCTACAAGTGGAGGATGCCTGACTTCTCCTTCTGCAGTCTCCTCAAGGGGCGGCGCTGATACTACCGAAATGAACTTATCGGCTTTAAGTTCTGCTTCTCCTTCGCTTGGATAGTAGTATTCTCTTAAACCAAACCTCTCTCCATTATCAAAGAGCTTATTTGTATATTGTTTGAGCATGCCGTTTGCTCTTGCCTCTTTTGCTTCGTTGAAGATTTCCTTTACACGCTCTTTAGTAAAGTTCTTTTTAATGTCGCTGGGAGCGTTTCTACCGTCAAGCCAATTAGCAAGAGACTCCTCCATTCGCTCCCGAGCAGAAAGTCCTTCTTGCAGGAGGTAGTTGAGCCGATTGGCTATCGTTGCCTCTTTTTCTGTAAGAGGTTCCATCTCAGCTCTTCCTTCTGCATCCTCAAACAGCCACTTCGCTATTCTATTGTTCTCTTCAGGTGTTACAGATACTATCAATTTGTCTAGCTTGCGCTTAAGTCTCATAATCTCTTTTGGAGATAAATCAGCATTCTCATCTATTCCAGACATTGCCTTAACAAATGCTTCGTTGGCTTTTAGCTCTGTAACATCAGAGTTTCTATGAATCTTTATAAAAGGATATTGCACTGGTATGCCAGTTTGGTCTTCAAATTGAGCCATAGCATTTCGGCCAGCTTCACGTTGCCTAATCAATCTAACTTCCTCACCTACAGCTTCGGCTCTCTCAATCCTTCTATTGATGCTTTTTGTTTTTCTAATTTTTTCTTTTCTAATCTCCTTCTGTACCTTAGCTACTTGCGGGTCATCTGATATTATCGGAGCTCCAGAGTCTTGACGCTTCATAACTAGATTATCAATCTCGAAGTTTTCTTCTTCATTTGTAGCATTTATGGCTTTTATGACACTCTCCAACTCATCTTTGGTCATATCAGATGCTGACTCTTTTCCTGTTAGCGTTCTCTGCAGCTGCCTACGTTGAACTTCTCCCATCTTTTTCTCTATTGCCACTTTATGAACTTTGTCCTTTAGCTTGTTTAGCTCGTCTACAGCGGATTTTGCAGGAGACTCCGGTTTAGTCGGCAGTTTCTTCATCAATGTATTTTGAGCTTCATCGGCCATAACATCGGATGCTGCCTTGTTGACAACTGCAGGACCAGCTCGCCAAATCCGCTGCATCTCAACTTTTGCAGTCACTGCCTCAAACCTTCTAGCTAGAGACTTTACAATGTTTTTAGCAGTTTTGTTAAGATTAGTTATATCTAAGCCTTCAGGAACACCTACACCATTTTTAGTCGCTTCTTGCTTAATGTCTTCCAACACAATTTTCATAGAAGTTGAACTCGGTTCACCTCTAATTTTACTGGCAAGTTTTGGAAAAGCTACATCGAACCTGGTTACAGCTTTTGCAAACATCTTAGTGCTAGCTATGCCTTTACCAAGTTCGATTACAATAGGAAATGCAGCAGATAACAACGCTCCCCACTTTGCACTTCTTACATATCCACTAATGAAACTTTCTCCTCTTCTTACTGCTTCAGTCCCTCCCCAAACCCCTAAAAACTGAGTGGTTTTAGGTAGGCTACTAAGTGTTTGTCTAACAGTGTTTTTGATGAATGCTTTGGTTCCTCCGTATTGAAAAATGGCTCTCAGTCCTTCTTTTCCTCCAGATTTAACAATCTCATTTCCAACTATTTTACTGGCTACTGACTTACCGGCTATATCTAGAAGGCTTCCAATTTTAGTAATCTTAAATAATCCACTTAACGCTTTGTATTCTAAAAATTTCTCTGCTCCCCAGCCGAATGCTTCTGGACCTTTTTTATACCAGGGAAGGTTCTCTATCTTATCTGCCCACGCCTCAACCTCAGCTCTTTCTTCTGGAGACCTAGCACCTATTTGAAGAATGAACTTCCTTGCACCTGGCAGGAGTGCTTCGGCTCCTGCTAAAGCTGGTCGAGCATATAGAACTTCAGCTAGAGGATATTCTATTCCTGGCTCGTTCATATTCGGCGGTTCAGATGGGTCAAATGGAACAGTGTTAGGGTCTTGTACCGGATACTGAATTTGATAAGGTATCAAAGCTGGCTTGTATGGTATTAGAGTAGATTTTTCTTGTTCGTATGGTATCAAAGTTGGCTTCTCTTCAGTTTTTGAAGCTTCCTTATACTTACTCATAGCATCGTTTATGTACTTCTCATCAACCTCGCCCTTCATATATTTCGTAATCCCAAGATGAAACATGTTCATTATTTCTTTTGGACTCTTTTTGTCTTTAAGTTTGTTGCCATAAAGCTTTATGTAGTCCTTAATCATCTGCACGGATTTTTCATAATCACGCCTGTCGCTAGATTTCCAAGCAGGCCGGCCCTCTTTTTTAGCTTGTCTACTTGCATCTTTCATAAAACTCAAGTGAATTTGAAAAGGCCCTACAGCTCTGCCATTGTCTCCATTTGGAGGATGTAGCTTTCCTGAAGACTCTTTTTGAAAAAGAGCCTTGAAGATTTTATCGTCTTCATCCTTGCTGATGATGTATTCTGATGAAGTAGATTTATACGGTATAAGTGTAGTAGACATTATTCAACAGCCTCATACTTTCCACTTTTCATCTCAGGTCCATTAGGGTCAGCCCAAAAGAGCTCACCAGTTTCTTTGTCTTTGACAAGGATGTAGTTTTTAGGAATTTCGCTTGGCGCTTGTGCAGCCTTCTTAGGTTTTCGATTTTTTAATCTTTTATTTACTTCTCCAGTAACAGTTGGAGTTTCTTCGTATGTTGCTGGAGCGGCTGCCTCCCAATCTTCTTTAGATATTTTTCTATAAACCGCCCCAGGCTCGTCAAGAATAATGTTGCCAGGAGATACGAGTCTAAGCCCTCTTCCTATACTCTCTAGGATGTTACCACTTGGTTCTGGAAGTACACGAAGGTCTATGCTCTTTCCTGCTCTTTGAGCTGCTACAGCTCTGGCTCTAACATCATCAGGCAACGCATCTAAAAAGCTCTTTGGATACTGACCTGGAGGTGAAGTTTTCTTTAGGCTGAATTTCTCTTCAGATGCTTGCTTCTCGTGCTTTGTTCCTATCTTAACAACTTCACGCAGCGCATCACTATACGCTTTATATCGCTCATTTTCATTTGAAGTGCCTATCGAAAGCAGGTACTCTCTTTTAGCCTCTCCTGCCGCTATAGCAGCAATAGCACCCTCAGAGGTTGGATTTATTCCAGCCAGAAGGTTCACTGTCTTATTGACATTGTTTTCAACGGAATTATCTAATTTAATTTGTTGGTCAGCTAGGCCAAGCATAGCCCTTAAATTGTTGATTTCTTGAGTATTTTGAGCACGTATTGCATCTGCAGTCCATAGTTGGATGCGTTGTTCCTTTGGCATACTTTGAAAGTCTTTAAGTTTTATCTGAAGCATCTTGGCAGTTGCTGTATCACCTGCAGCTTTTGCTTTAGCAATTTGTCGTTTAGCCTCCCAGTCTTGCTCATCCAAAGCACGGTTGAGATATTTATTATACGCATCTGCTATGTCAGCTCTTCTATCTGCTATCTCCTTTTGCTGTTTTAGACTGTACAGATTTACAGCAAGGTTCATTAGCTTGCCACTATAGTCAGTTTCTCTTGGAGCCGGAATATATGTTACGGCCATTATACAATCTCCTTAAAATGTTTCAATCTAAAAGCTACTGCCTATTCCCCCGCCGACTGCTGAACCTATGCCTGCACCAATCAGCATACCTATTGGGCCTCCTCCAGCTCCAGCCAATGCTCCAGCTCCTGCACCTATACCAGCTCCGAGCCCAGCATGAGTTGGGTTGCCATATACAATGGTATCTTGAGTAGGAGACACAGCCATGCCTGCCATAAGTTGTGCATACTTATACGGGTCTTGTCGCAGATATTCTCTATAGGCTGCAGATAGCGGAGCCTGCTCTTGAGCTTGAAGTGCTCCTGCTACTCCGGCTTGTTGCATAAACTGCTGATACGGCAGAGACAACGCAGCCATTCGCCTGGCAGCTGCATTTTCTAAAGATTGAGCGCCCATAGCTTCTTGTGATATCAAACTGCTGTAGAGAGAAGGAGCTATCTTGCTTCCATAAAACTCTCCAGCTTTTTGTGCCAAATAATCACTAGTTCCTCTGCTGTAGTAAGTTCCTGGCATATTCATAGTTTCCTTTACAATCGGAGCTACAGTTTCTCTCCAGGCCTGCATAGCCGGCTCAGCATATGTCTCTCTCCAACTGGTGGCGGTTTTTACAGGACTAAATTCGTAAGCCGGTTTTCCACTCATCAAATCTTTAATGGCTTGCGTTTCTAACTCTCCGTACTGTCCGCCTGCATAATGCTTATACGCTAAATTGAATAAATCTGGTGTTTCAGCAACAAGCTGCCCAGGGTAAGTAGCTCCAGCAGTTGTGCTTTTGAGATACGGAGAAGCCCATTCAAATACAGTATTTAATGCCTCTCTCTGCTCGGGGCTTAAGCTGCTAACAGTTTTAGTACTAGTGCCTCCTCCTTTATATCTAACAGAGCACATATTGTTTTTGTTAATGCACACACCATTCAGCATCTTGGTGTCAGTAACATCTATCATTATATTCCACATCTCATATAACTCCTTTTGCTAAAACTTACAGTTCATTATATGCCCATGTATGTTGAAGCCCCAGCTTCTAGCTATTGCATCTGCACTTCTTTCTGTTTCAAACCGAATTTCGTGTATGTTATGCTCTTTAGCGGCCCATTTTTTTATATCTTCAAGTGCTTGCTTAACAGATTTTCTGCTAACTCCAGGTTTTATCCAAGCTTGGCCAAGCCAGATGTATTGTCTATCTGGAAGAGTCCATCCAATAGCATAAGCAGTCAGCTCATTCCTATCGAAAGCTACAGATACATATATGTCATCTGGACTGTTCGTCATCATAAACAGAATTTCTTTAGTTATTACATCTCTGGTGTAACCACCATCTTCAACAAGATGAGGTATTATGTACTTCATAACTTTATAATTTTTTGCTCTAAAGATAATCAATTTCCAAGCTTTCCGTTTTCAAAAGTGTTTTCCAGCAACGAAGAGCCTTTTAGAGCATCTTCTAATACAACTTGCAGCTCCTGAAGGTATTCTTTTAAGTCATCAGATACTGAGTCAGGAATGACTGGAAAACTTATGTGTCTAATTGTAATATCTTCGCTCATTATCTATCACCCTCCAGCAAGTACTTCATATGCATTGCTCTCAACTGAAAGTCTTTAGATGAGTTTTGAACAAACTTAAATCTAATTTTTCTAGCACTTGCATCGAAAGGTATTCTATGCTGAGTCCATACATTAGCATCTCCCAATGATACACTCTGACTAGATGCTATAGATGTCCAAGTATCTCCGCTATCAATACTGTAGTAGACATCGACGGTTGCATCTACCATTGCAGACATAGCATTGAATGATACCCAAGCAGTTCTAAAGTAATGCTCTTCGGCATCTATAGTTATGTCCATAGTTTCATACACACACTCTATATCACTGTCGTCATCTTTTCCAGTTGAGTCTGTAATCTTAAACACATAACCGTCAGATGATATAAAGGTAGCTACTGGATAATCGCTCTCTGTAAAGGAGCTGTCTGAATACAAATTAAGCTCATCACAATAGTGTCCAGCTACCTCAGGGCCATCACAGTACCAAGGTATCTTATTGCTAAAAAGACTGAAGTCTCTAACTGTATCTGCAAATTCGTGATACTCCCAAGTTCTCTTTTGGTGTTTGTAGTTGTAGCTGTAGCACTGCTTAGCATAAGCACTAGAAGCTGTAGGAAAGAATACGTGAAGTTTGTGTCTTCCAACATCGAGCCCAAACACTACTGCATTCTTTTTTGAAACGTCCAGCTCGTTAAACATAGACTCTTCTATAGCCGTGCCGATTTGAGTTAATTGCCTTCCGCCGGCATAACCATATATCTTTTGGTCTGTTCCAAGGAAGTAGTGAACATTTACAAAATCCCAAAGAGCTTTTTCTGCAAACAACCCAGTCTCATATACAAGAGTAGGAAACATAAATAAGACAGCACCCCCGAGATATCTGCCGGTAGTAATCGTATTCTCTGAGTATATTACCATGTCCGAGCCGAGTTTTCTGGCTCTTAACAGTTTTCCAATAGTATCAGTTAGAACATTAGACCCGCTTGTGCCTCCTGTAAAGTCATCAATATCTCCGAGGTTAGAATATGCCAAACTTCTAACATTAGTGCTACCATTATTATAGTTGATAACAAAGAAGTGGTTCCAAAACTCTATAATTTCTTTAGCATATGCAAACCCACTTAAATCTGATAAGTCAAGGGCAGCAAATCTGCTACCACTTCCACTTGAATTGCCTTCGTAATAATATATGCTGTCTACATTGTTAGATATACAAAGAGCAGTTCCGCCGTTGTTACTAAACAATGTTGCATCGTGGGCTGTAGAATGGCTCCATCTGTTGCTGGCATCGCTAGAAAACCCGTCGCTAGCTCTTATATCATCCACAACAATGTAATCATCTGCAGCTAGTGCAGTTTCGGTATAGATTTCTATAGATGTAACTGTAGATATTCCGCTCAAATCAACCTTTACACAGCAATGATACCACTTTTCTGCAGATGGACTATCGATATATGATACAGCATCCACATCAGTATCCGCATCTTTCGTGCGAACTTTTATAGACACACCTGCTTTAGATGCGTAGTACCAAAAAGATATGTGAGATACAGTTCCACTTACGCCACTAATATCATCATTGTCGAAGGTTGTCGTAGAAGCAATTTTATCTCCAGCAGATATGGCATCAGTAGCCAATATCTTTAGTGCATATGTCCCTTCATAGTTTTCGGTAGATTGACTTAATGTTATATTAGTTCCAGCAGTCCAATCAGTATCAAGTTCACAAGCCTGCATTTGAACGGACGGCATTATTTCTATCCACTGATTATAAGAGCTATCATATTCAAAAGCGCAAGTTGTAGTCAGTGCTATTTGATGGACGATGCCTCTTGCATCTATGTATTGCATAAGCTCCATACCTATACCAGCTAGCGGCAAGTTCAGTCCGCTCTGAATATAGCCGAGTCGTTTCCTAACTCCCCAATTCTCAACGTACATATTCTTCATATTTGGAGAGGCAGAAGGAATTTGTGTAGGCTGTAGGTCTTTATTAAGTCCATTTACAGCTATTGGTATTTGTACTGTTTGATATTCTGCCATTTCAATCTTTTCTATGAAGCTAAATATAGTAAATTCGTGTTTTCATTTAGTATCCTATTGCTATCCAGTACGCCTCTCCAGCGTTTTGATAATTATTGACATAGAACTTAAACGAGGACGTGCTTACATCATCTACACAAAACGCTTCGCTCACAACGAACTCATCGGACTCGTGGGTTAGGCATAATTGGACATTTATTATCTGTGATGGAAAGGCGGTTTCAAATGTTACTGTTGTGCTTATTCCTGTATATGCTTTTTTACCTTGCTTTATAATAAGACCATTCGGAAATGTGATGCTTTCGCTGCCAGAGTCAAAACTTGCACCTGCTACGCCGTCAACTTGGAATAAGTCATCCACATACTTCTTAATACTTTGCTGCGTAGCCAATTCAGTGTCAGAGTTTGAGTTCATATCATCCTCATCAAGCACACCAGTAACTGCAGTTGTTCCTTGTATGTTTAGGGTACCAGCTATAGTTGTATTTCCGTTTGTAGCATCAACGGTGAACTTGTCAGTGTTTAATGTTATGTCTGCATCTGCTCCACCAGCAATTCCCTTATCAAATGTCTGAAGAGACGCCCACGTGTGAGCTGCAGCTACCATCTGTGCTGCTATCTCTGTATAGATAAGTGTCCAAGTTGGCACAGAATAATCAGTAAGGATATACATCTTGTTGTCGTCGCTTGAGTCTATCCAGATAGAGCCATTATCATTAGCTTCAAAAGCAGCTCCACTCGGTCGGGTTGAAGGTTCTGTTGCTTGAAAAATTACTCTGGACTTAAGTAAGTCTTTTAGATTTCTGACTTCCTCAGGCAAAGCTGACACTAATGTATGGTCAATCGGTTTTGAAGTATCCCACGAGCTAGCCATTATTTCTTCCTCCTGCTCTTACCTATGCTTGGATACCTCTTGTGAACCGCCGCTCGAACTTGTTTTTTCTCAGCAGGCGTACCGTATTTAGCAACCATCGACAATGCACTTATTGCATGTGTCTTGTCGTGAATTGGATATTTTCGCTTGCTAGGAATTGCAAAAGATGACTTGCGTAATCCCTTTCTTTTTTTATATGTCAATCTAGCCATTTTAACCTTTCCTTCCAAGACCTCTACCTCTGCCCCCTCCTCTGCCATAGCCAGGGCCTCCTCGACTACAGCCGCCAGTGTTTCTGTTTCTTCGACCACCGCCAGCACGGCCTCTACCTCTGCCAGCACCTCTTTTAGCATCATAAGCCATTATCTTTTTCTCCTTTTCTTTTTCGGCTTAAAGCCATGTCTAATGGCATCAAGCAACCTCTTTTGTGCTTTAGCTTTCTTTTTTGTTGTACGCTTAGCACTCACTCTGCCTCCGTGTGTAACTCTGTATCCATCTACTTTTTTAATATGAACAGGCATTAGCTATCCTCTCTTGACAAAATCTCTAATATGACAAACTTAACATCACTAAAATCACTCTTTAGTGTGTTTAAGTCCTCATCTATTATAGCTATCAGCTTCTCGAGCCGTTCGAGCTCCTCTTCTATACTATCTTTATCGCTCATTAGCTAGTACCAAGTATCAATCTCTCCGCATCTGTCATGTCCAGTTATTAAGTTTTTGACAGATACACCTCTCTCTTTAGCTGTGCTCATATCTCTCTCAACGACCTTGTCCTCAGCAGACTCGCTTCTATCTTTCTGTTTGCATTGCAGAAGAGTTCCACCAACTCTGCCTCTATCATAATCTCTGCCTAAGGCCATTATGTACCAAGACAAATACTTATCGGTCATACCCAATGACAGATAAACCATAGCAGTTACATATTGCTCTACAAAAACATCTAGAATTCCAATCGGACACTCTACATCATCGCCAGCAAAAGTGGGAACAGAAGATACTCTAAGCCTCAGCTCTAATCCGCTCATAGCAGGGCATTCTAGTATAATCTTTGAGCCGAACTTAAGACCAAATCTTGGCCAGCCTTTCTGATTATCTTCTGGATTTACTATGTTCTTATCCCACCACTGCTTATTTTTCAGCTTAAGAATTTTGTTTCTCGAGCCATCAGCCTCAACTATTCTAGCAGTAATTATATCGATAACAGTTCCTACACTGACACTGCTCTCTGTCAACGTTGAAATATCTACGGATGTAGCATCTTCATCAATAGTCAAGTCATCGCAAATATGTAAACTGTCTTGAAACGGATGCTCGGTAACAGCAACCTTAAGAGCATTGTCGCACTGGCTATTTATCAAAGATGTCTTGTCGCTTCTGCCTGTATTTAGAACAACCAAAGCTGCTATTTCTGCTCTAGTTTTTGCCATAATAGCCTCCTAAGCGGACACAAACCCCTCTACAATTCCGCTAACAGGACCTGCAGACCCGCTGACAACTAACGGAGTAGCATCAGCTAGCTTTATAGGACGAGTGAACGAAATGTTATGAGTTAAGCCGGTATCTGTTGCTATAACTTTAATATCAGTAGTTTCATCTCCCACACTTATAGTTCCAGCAACATCTGCAGCCACCTGCAAATTCGTTATGTATATTGCCTTCCCAGTAGCCGGAGCCGCCTTAATGGTCTCAGTTCCAGACGCATCTGCACTGTAAAAACTTATAGCAAACAAAGTTCTTCCAGGAGGGTTAGGAACAGCTACTGTTAAGGTTGTAGCAGTAATTGACATAATTTAATCTCCTTAATCTACACTAATAGCTGTCCAAGTAGCATCTGTACTAGCTGCACAGTCGGTAGTACACACATATGTGAGCTCGTTAGTTGTATCAATACATAGGTCTCCAACCTGTAGCAAGTCGTACGGAGACGTAGCGTAATCCGCTTTCAGTGTTGACGGCGTCCCTTCAGAATACCAGACTCTTCTTCTGGCGTGTCCTATATTTTTAGCTCCTGTCTCTCCAAGAGTTGTGCTCTTGCCCATATATCTTATGGCCAAATTGAATGCCCTAGATTTATTCTCGGGAACTTTAATGTTTGTAGCCATTGCTTATTCTCCTTTCAGTCTACAAACTACAACAATAGACTTATAGTTTATAATCTCATCATATCTGTCGCACTTGATTATCTCAAATCCGCAGCTTTTGACAAATTCCTTAAACTGCTTCTCAGTCCAGAAGTTCTTATGCTCGGAGTTGACCAGAATGTCTTTAGCAACTGTGCTAACATCTGGAGTAGATAGCACAGCGACTCCATCGGGCTTGATGCAATTTTTAATAGTACTCATAGCATTATCGAGATTGTCTAGGTGCTCAAGAACATCGGCACACAACACTAGGTCATATTTAGCAGCGCTAAAGTACTTCTCGTTTAAGTTCCAGCAAACCCAATTTATGTCTTTGTCTCGTGTCTTGCATAAATCTATAGCATCATTAACATCAACAGCTGTAATGTTTTTGCAGACCGGTTTTATGTAATCGATTAGTTTAGAACCAAACCCGCAGCCCAAATCAATCATACTAGTGTAGCTATTATCTTTAATAATCCTGGCAGCTTCTAAATAGGTGTTTAGCTGAAAGACTCTGTTTTTAGGATAAAAGATTTGAGGCTTTCCTATATGTCCAACAACCACTCTAGTGTCAATCCGTATAATCTTACCGAGCCCTCTAAGCTCTCTACAGAACTGCATATCGCTTCTTCTGGAATAAAGCTTGCCATTCTTGTTTCTAGGAGTAGTATCTTTGAAGTAAGGCTTCTCTATATCTTTGAATACACTCAAATCAATCAAAGTACATCCAAATGCACAAGAGTCCACTTCGTAAGATATGCCATCTAAAGGTAGCTGCACAGTATAAGAGTAGTCCTCATCAGCTTTAATAAACCCTACTTGAGGCCCATCGCCGCTTCTCTTAGTAACCACTCCACTGACAGCAGCAGCATCAGTGTTACCAAGTAAACACGGAAGCATACTGCTGTCAATAATGTGGTCTGCATCTACAAAAAGAATATGTGTGCAATTCATCTCAATAGCTTTGTCGACTAGAATGTTTCTAGCTTCAGCTACTTTAGCACCATCAAGAGTCATGAACACAATGTTGTAGTTCTTAGCCCAATCGGAGAATACAGCAATGTGATTAGCATACGCTGCAGGCTCTATGTGGCCATATGTATGGACTGCAACTGCTACCTTTTCTTTGCTCGATGACATTGCAGCGCACTCCTTATAGGCATTTTACATATACATTCTTAGCATATGTAGCTCCTGTAGCATCAGAGCATGCCTCCATTGCTTGGAATGTAAACATTCTTTTGGGAGCAGTCCCAACAGCAGTAGCTCTTGTTAGAGTGCTAGCACCGTTAGCAGCTGTAAGTTCATCTCCGATAGCAACAGCAGTTCCGCTAACTCCAAGTACTCTAGCATCCAAGTGGACTCCGTAAACTTGTATCCACCCGTAACATACGCCTCCAGACGCTGCAATCGCAGTCATTGCAATTCCTGCTTGGAACATCAAGTCAGCAGTAACAGGCCCGTTTACTGATTTGAAAATCTCCCCAGTTCCATCAGCATTATCTGCATCGTAACACACTGGCTGGTGCTGCACGATAGCAGTAGCACTCCTGTTCTTTACCCATCTGTATACATTCCCGTCATACTCCCTCCTGAGAGTACCAACACCTTCAACATCGGTGCTCTCAACTGAAGTAAGACCAGTCTGAAACAAAATCTTCTGAGCCATAATTTAATCTCCTTAGATTAAAGTAGTTAACAATTTCTAACATATCCATATTGGGGATATGTTATGAAGAATACTCACAGGCGGCGTGCCGTCTGGGCTGGTCAGTTATAAGACCAGTCGTCATGCAGGCAATATAAGTTACCCGCTCAAGCTGGTTCGCAGTTTCCTTCCAGTTAGTCATCGCAAACCACATGTCTGGGTCATATACAAATTCAATGTGGTTGAGATTGAGGAAGAACAGATGCTTAGTGTCCGCAAGTTTAGATGAGTACGTCATAGTTGCACCTTTGAAGGTCATAGTTACAAAACCTAAGTCTGCCGCCTTATTGTTGAAAGCACTCCTTACAATCTGCTGCTTGTCTCCAACCTCATCTTCATACGCCTCATACAAATCCTGGTCCATAATGATGAAGTTAGGAGCCTCTTGGTTGGCATTTACAACATTAAATATATGCCTCATGTCTGAAACTAAACCCATAGAATAAGGCGAGTTTAGATTAAGAAGCCTGTTAGATATGCTCTCTGTTTGGTCGTCAGCAGCTGCAAAGTTTCTCCACCAGGTATTAGTTCTGCTAATGTTGCCGTTAGAAGAACCCGTTGCATAAGTTCCGCTCGCACTGCCAGAACCCACTGCACTCTCAGCAGTAACCTGAGGAGCTATATCATAAATGCCATTAAAGTGATAAGGAGCAGTAGTATAAGCACCCCACCTAAACAAATCCCTTTCCATGTCAGCTGCTAAAGCATCCCTTGCAGCCGAAAGGCGTCTAGTCAAATAATCCTTAATCTTAAACTTGCCAGCATTCTTGCTATCATCGATGAGAGAACGATTAACATCCACCAAGAAGTATCTCCAATCCCATCGAGCAAGCGTATCGAGTTTCTTAACTTCCTGGTCAAGAACTGAACCCTCTTGAAACGCTTGAGTACTTTTCGTCCCATATCCAATCGTTCTGGTAACATATTCCCCACCGACCTGAGGTGTCATACAACCGTGCTCTTTCAGAGCTAATGAGAATACATTTGACTCAAGCACATTATCAACAACCTGTGGACGGATTTCGTACCAAGTATTTACAAAATCATCGTCCAAAGTTCTAGTAAGAGTAGGAAGAGCCATAAATTGTTCTCCTTTATTTTAATATAAACATCACAATAGTTAGTAACAATCAAAGGCGTTAATATAAGCCCGCAGTATGTATGGATACTTAAAAAGTTGAGCTATCTTACCATACCTTAATAGCCTTGGCGTCCTCTAATTTTCAAAACTTTATCTGCAGCCTCATCTAAAAATGACTTAAAAGCCCTCTGAGGAGACATAGGAATTTTAGAGCTTTTTTCTTTCTTAATTTTCTCGTATCTCTCAACAGCTGCAGCTGCTCTAGTTCCTAAACTAATCGGCTTTTCTGATGCCGTTTCAGACTCAGGAGGCTCATCGCTTGCTTTATGTCCTTTAGCTAGTATGTAAGCATCTTCAGGAGAAATCCCAGGATAAGCCTCGAAGATTTTAGCTATATCCTCCTTATAGTCATCAAAGTCTTTGAATTTGTTCCTGGCCGCATCAATTCCAGAAGCAGCCTCCCTATGCAACAAATACTTCTGTATAGACTCAATCTTTTTATTGATTTCAACAAGCGGCTTTTCTACTTCAGAAGCCGCTAGTTTAGTTCTGGCTTCAATAGCAGTGTCAAATGCATTAGCTACAATGTCAAGAATCTCTTTATTGCTCAAGTCGTCATAATCAGTTGAACTGTCCTTTTCCGAAAGCAGCTTCTTGATATCTGCTTCAGCCTGCAGTTTGGCTGCTTCCTCAGCCTGCAGTTTAGCTGCTTCTTTCTCTTGATTAGCCACAGCTTCAGCCGGTTTGCTCTTTTGAGCTTCCAATGTTTTCTGCAGCTCCTTTATTTGCTCCTGAATTTGAGACACTGTTGGCTCTTGTTCCTTCTTTTGTTCCGGTTCTTTCTTTTGCTCTTGTCCGTTCATTTTCTTCTTCCTTTAGTTTAACTTGTCTTAAATTTCTTCTGTATTCAGACACGAACCTTCTACGTGCCAGCTTCAAAGACTTAATTACCCTTAGAAGGTCTCTTTTACTAATATGTTTTCCTCCTAAGTCTACGTCAATAGTACCATTATCTAATAGCTTTATGTTAATTTCTGTACTCATAATAAATAGCCTAACTCTACATTATTATCTCTTTCGTACTGCCGCATTTCTTTTTTGCTATAGAACGTTTTTCCTTCAGGAGACACATGCTCCAAATAAACTCCATCAGCCGGAAACGTATCTGCAACTATTCTAGTCGGTACCAGCTTCGACATGTTGCTTCCGCACTGCTTACACTTAACTTTAGCATCAAATCTATGCACAAAATTATCTAAAACCTTTCTGCCACAATTTGGACATTCGTAATCGAAAACAGGCATTATTTCGCTCCTTCTTCTGTTTTAGTTGCCGGAATGGTAGGTAAAGCACCTTGTGCAGTTATCCTTCCCTGCTTGCCTACCATTCCTAACATTTCTGCAAAATATGGGTCTCCGCTTGCATCAATAACATATTTCTTCATAGCCTCTATGTTCACTCCAGGGATTTGAGCCAGTTGTGCTATCATAGCAATCGCTTCCACTTTCCTTTGAGCTATGCTAAGGTTTCTTTTAGTCGAAAGAGTAACATCATAAAGATAATCGCCTTCTAACTCTTCACCAGTAAACTTCACCCACTCGTTTCCAACCATAGTAAATCTTGGAAGCTTCCAGTATCTAAAGATTATCTTATTTATCTTTCTAATAGTCTCAGTGTATAAATCAATAACGCAGCTCATTCGTCTTGACGTTCTAAGCTGCGACCCTTGCTGCACAAAAGTGGCTTCACGAGCCGTTCTTCTTGATGAAGTATCAAATTCGCCAAGCTGATTTCTACTAAATCCTATCGCATCCCTAGCATCAGCTCTGGTAGCATTCGCCTCCATAACAAAATCAATCATTCTACCTTGAGGAAATGGAATGAAAACTTCGTTCAGAGGCTGAGTAGTATCTGCCATACCAACCGCTCCAACATCGCCGCTAATCAATTTGTTTAGCTCGGCTTCATCCATAGCTCGCTTTGATGCAATAAACTTTAAGGTATTGATGCGTCTTTGCTTCTCGCTTTGCAGAGCTATATCATATTGAGTCCTTTGAATTTGACCTAAATAATACGCCTGAGGAGTAGACCAGAATGACCTAGGATGCTTCACCAAACTAGTGCTTACAAACGGAAGACCACATACTTGAAGAGCATCGACAGTGTTCCTTAAGAACATATCATAGTCTGGAGATATAACCAAAACCCTTCCGGTCATTTTGTCGTGTATCTCCCATAGCACATTAAACACAGACTTAATTCCATCTCTATGGCCTGCATTTGAAGCATAAGACATTCTTCTATTCTTAGCCATTACGTGCCCATAGCTATTAACAAAGTCTTCCATAGATACTCTAGGCTCGAGCCTGCTAGTATTTTTATACTTTGGGTCTCGTTTAATGTACTCGTTAAGTCTAATAACCCTATGCGCTATCCATGGAGCATCTTCTATCGACTTAGTTCCCCACGGAACTACAATGTCGTGAGGAGAAACAGCAGCTACCCACGGCATTCCAGGACTAGCATCTCCTGACTCTATCCTTCTGCCTCTTTTATCAAACTGCGTAAAAGTCATTCCAAGCAAATTATTTCCGCTGCCTATATCGTAGTAGGGCGACCATCCAAATTCGCTGTCATAACCTATCTTCAAAATAGCCCTACTAAACAAATATGAATTCATCACAGCATCTTCTACCGCATACTTTATGCGAAGTTTCTTGATAAGCCAATTATCAGTAGCTTCTACTACCGGCACCCTGCTAATAGCTGAAGGATGCTCGGCAGACAGTAGAACCTCAGGGTCGGGAACAATTAAACTGCTTAAAAGACTATCGCCCATAGAATATATTAAGTTAGGCCCAACTGTGCAATCAGAGTTAGGGTCATTAGTATAATCAAGCTCCAGCTTGCCCCATGCGTCCTCTCTACCAAATTGCCTTCTATACTCTAGACCGCTATCTATTTCTTCCATCCACTCTTCTGGACTAAGCATAGTTATAATCCCTAAATCTACTGGCTCTCATTCTATCTGCGTTTATTCCTATATCATAAGGATACCTGTCTAACCTTCTCTTTCTACCTCTGAGCTCCTCGATAATAGCTTTGCCTGAGAACGGACTTGTATTCTCTACTTTTCTAAAAGTCTTCTCGTCCTCTCCAACCTTATACCAGAAGCCTATCTGCATACTAAGTGCATCCACAATATCATCGTGAGCACCGTTAGGAAAAGATAAAAGCTCCCTCTCTAACTCTCCCATGCTAGGTTTAATCTTAATTTTGCCTGCTGCAAAGTAAGGCTGCAAACCGTTTACTCTATCGACCTTAGAACCGGACATGCCTTTTATAGGCTCAACATAGAACGGCATTCCCAGCTTGTCTTGTCTTTTCTTAATCCAATACACTAAAGTTCTTTGATATGCAATAGCCTCAACCTTAACAACTACTGGCTTGTATGCTCTGTAGTGATTGAATATGACATCAATCTGCTCACCAGGGTTCATTCTTCTCCTATCATAATGAACTACATATACTATTCCAGTATCTCTATCAACTCCAGTAGTCAGCACAACTGTGTAATCTGGGTCAGATGAACCTTCTTTCTTTGTCGATGCTGGGTCAACTGATGTACAGAACAGAGTCCCCTGAACAGGCATATTTTGATAATAGCTAATCCATTCCCTCCTAAACGTAGCATTTATTCCGCTCAATGGAGTGTTCATAAATAAAGTAGAGAACATATAAGGACCGATTGACATTTCTAGCTCTTTTAACACACTGTCGTCATATCTGCTCCATATAGTCTTGCCGTTCTCCCTTGCAGCTCTAGACAATACTACATAGTCTAAAGAGTTCTTCATAATCCATCCTATCAAGTCTCTTTCGCACCATCTAGTTCCAATCACTACAATCTTGGATTTTTTAGGATGAAGCAAGAGCGGATGGGTCAATCTGTGAAACCCGATAGCCTTCTCAATCTCAAGCTGAGTCGGCTGCTGAACTATTCCAGTCATATCATCAATCTCTGGACTAACAGTATCATCTTCAATTATCAAATCGTAGTGCCGGCTAGTAACCGCCGTTCCAGTTCCAGCAGCCTCAAACGTGCCCTCTGGATATGCCTCAGTTCTCTTAACAGTTAAGCATTCAGCAGTCCAAACACTCCTTCTATCTGGAAGAATTTCTGGAAACAAAGCTCTGAGTAAGCTGTTCTTCTCAATAATTCGTTTTATAGACTGCAGTTTCTTTCTAGCATTGCTCATCGAATTTTGAACAATCAAAACTCTAATGTTCGGATTATTTACAGCTGACCATATTGGATAAGCAATAGAACCCAAAGACGATTTGAACCAATCTCTAGGGAGAACAATTAAAACTCTCTTATTGTTATCGTCCTGCAGCTTGTCGCAAATAGGCTTATGAATGTTGACATCGAAGTCAGAAAACTTCAATATACCTCTAGCAAAGAAGAACAGACTCTCCTTTCCCTTCTTCCTTAAAGTAGCAATATCATCTTTGCTTAAAGCAACCTTTTTATCATTTGCATCTATCATCTAGCTTTTTCTCAATTCTACGCAAACTATTTTGTATCTCTGCCAGTATTTTATTATTTCCTTCTTTGTACTCATTGAAAGTAGAAATCCTCAGCCTCTCGTTTATAGCGGATTTATTGTTTCTTATGTCCGCCGACATCGCCCCCCAAGCTACTAGACTAGGAGCCAAAGCTCCAACTACAAATCCAAGTAGCAGCATCCACCAACTCTTGCTCATATAAGCGTCTCCTTAAACTACCAACCACTAACATCAATTAACCAAGACCCAGAAGCAAAACTGAGCTTAACGAAAAACACATCGTAACCGCTAGCATCAAACGCAATCCTAGACATACCATCGTTTCCGTTTCCATCAGCAACCTTAACCTCGGTAATCCAACGGTCAGTTAAAACAACAGTTGCAACGTAGTAATAATTATCACTAGATACCTGCGCTCCAGTTGTTAAAGTAGCTGTTCCTATCAAAGATATATCGTCAAATGTACCAGCTGATTTGTCTAAATATCGAGCTCCGTAAAAGTAGGCTGTAGCAACCAAAGGAGTGTTGAGACTGGCAGCAAACCTGACCTCTACATTGTTCATAGACTCCGGTATAACAAAAGCATTTTTCGGAACATTAGCTCCTTTTTTAGTGGTAGCAGTCAATGCAGACTCGCTGCCACTAAAAGGAGACCTGTACCTGACCCAAGGGGCATGTTTTGTAGCTATAGTTACTTTAGACATTTTCTTCTTTCTCTTAAAATACTTATTTAGTTTCCCTCTTCTACGCTCCCACCATCTTAATATATTCTCTTCTAAACTCATTAGCCATTTATCAGTTCTTCTTTTCCAAAACTGCTATTCGTGCCTTTAATTCATTTATCTGGTTCTGCTGTTCTTTTATGGCCTCGGTTAGTAAAGTTACCATTGCACCCAAATCTCTGGCCGGAACGGCTACTGGTTCAGTCTCATCTACCTCGATAGGATTTTCCTCGTCAGGATTTATGACTATTTTCTTTCCTGTTGGCCGTTGCTCTATCGCTGTTCTTCGTGCGAATTCTGGCAGA